GGCCTGCGGTTCCTGCACACGGCGCACGAGGTCAAGACGGCACGCAAGGCGTTCTTGCGACTGCTCGGATTCTTCGACAATCCGCGCGACTTTCCGGACTTGGCGGGGATGGTCAAGGAGATCCGTCGCACAAATGGGCAAGAGGCGATCCTCTTGCACAACGGTGCCTCGATCGAGTTCGTGGCGCGCTCGAAAGGGTCGGGGCGCGGATTCACGGTCGACGTGCTGGTGCTCGATGAAGCGCAGGACTTACGCGAAGAAGAGCTGGAGGCGCTGAAGCCGACGATCTCGGCGGCGCCGTCTGGCGATCCGGTGACGATCTTCATGGGCACGCCGCCCACGGATGACGCGCTGCGCGAGGGCGGCAAGGGGGAGCCTTTCGCGCGGACCCGGGCGACGGCGCTGGGGGTGAAGCCGAAGCGCATCGCGTGGGTGGAGTTCTCACTCGACGTGGACTTGGTGAAGCTGTCGGATGAGCAGATCGCAGCGATCGCGGCCGACCGAAAAGGCTGGTATCGGACGAACCCGGCGCTCGGCCGACGGATCAACGTGCAGACGATCGAGGACGAGCTGACGGCGTTCTCGCCAAGGGCATTCTGCAAGGAGCGCCTGAATATCTGGCCGGCGCCACAATCGTCGAAGGCGACATTGGCGCTCTCGTCCGATCTGTGGCGAGACCTCGCACTAACCGTCGTCCCGTCGTCGTGGCCACTTGCGGCGGTGGGCTTGGACATGGATGCGTCCGGCCGGCTCTGGACCGCGGTCGCGGCTCACGCACCTGCCCCTGGCGTGCATGTCGAGGTGCTGCCGAATGACATCATGGCTGCGGGGTCTGAGGCCGCGGTGCGATGGCTGGTGCAGCGCTGCCGTCGTCGCCCGGTGGTCCTCCCGGCTGACTCTGGTGCCGACGTGCTTCGCGCGCCCCTGCTGGCGAAGGGCATCAAGGTCTACGCGCTGAACGCCGCCGAGCAGTCGGCGGCGAGTGCGTCTCTGGCGCAGGCGATCCGGGATGGCGAGGTAACTCATTTGGCTGACCCGGTACTAGACGAGCAGGTGCGGTCCGCGCCGCGCGAAGATATGAAGACTGGCTGGCGCGTGGGTCGCGCCGGCGAGTCCCTGTCGGCCCCACTACTCGCCGTCATGTGCGCCCGCTTCGGCGCGGTCCGGTGGTCACCTCGAAAGTCCCATTCCGGTAGCGCGAGACGAGGGGGTCGAGGTGTCACTTAGCCCAGCCAACGCCTTGGCCACGGTCGAGGAACTGCTGCACGTGCGGACCGCCGAGTCCGCGCGGCTGACGCGCCTTCACGAGGCACTGAAATCGCATCGGGAGTCCGGCGAATATCAGGTCTCACGACAGGTGCCCGAGGATGCTCCGGCGCTCATGAAGGAGCTCGCGCGCAAATCGGAGACGAACTACCTCCCGCTGCTGGTCAAGACCTTCGCTCAGGTGATGAAGGTCGACGGCTACGTGTCGGAATCCGATCCGGACGCGGAAGATCCCTGGCTGTGGTGGCAGCGCAATCGATTCGACTCGGCGCAGACCGGCCTGGTGCGGGGCGCTCTCCAGTACGGGACTGCGTACGCGACCGCCCTTCCCGGGACATGGGGGCGCGGAAACCCTGGCCCGGAGTTCCGCTGCTACTCACCTCGCGAGATGACGGCGGTGTATGCGGACGACGCCGACGAGTGGCCGATGTTGGCAGCCGGGCTGCGCGGGAAGCACCTGGTGCTATTCGACGAGGAGTGCCGATACACATTCGGCGTCGAGCCCCATGCGCCCCGAGTGTCGATGGGCATGGGGCTCCCGGCATTGGGTGGTTGGCTGACCTACATCTCGACGGATGCGCATGGGGTCGGGGTGTGCCCGGTTGTTCGCTATCGGGATCGCAATTTGCTGGCCGGCGAAGAGCAGATGGGGATTGTTGAGCCGCTACTGACGATCTCTGAGCGAATCAACGAGACCACCTTTCAGATGATGGTGGCGCAGTACTTCCAGGCCTTCAAGCAGCGATACCTGATCGGCTGGGTGCCGAAAAGTGAGCAGGAGGAGCTCAAGGCCGGCGCCGCGATCATGTGGTATCTCGACAAGGATCCGGCCGAGGTCAAGATCGGGGAGCTTGAAGCGGCCCAGGTGACGCCCTACATCGAGGCGCGCGCCTCGGCGATCCGCGATTTCGCCGCGATCGGCCAGATCCCGGCGCAGTCGCTGGGTGTGGATGGAATCTCGAACATCTCCGACGCCACTCTCGCCGGCTTGGAGGCCGCGAAGAATCGCGAGTCGGGAGAGATTCAGACCAGCCTCGGTGAGTCGCACGAGCAGTTGTTGCGCCTGGGTGCTTGGATCGACGGGAACATGGCTGCGGCCGATGACTACACGTCTGAGGTTCGGTGGCGCGATTACGAGGCACGCTCTTTCGCGCAGACGGTCGACGGGATCGTGAAGCTTGCCCAGGGGCTTGGGCTGCCCGCCGAGATCGCACTGGAGGACGTGCCTGGCTTCACCGGCCAGAAGCTGGACCGCGCGGTGAGCGCCATCAAGATGCAGGAGGGCCGCAGAACGCTGGCCGCCCTGGTGGGCGATGCGGGACCGGCAGCAGCGTCAGGCGCTTAGCCGCATCGTCAGCGCCGCAACGACTGAGGTGCTTGCGCTCGGCTACGAGTCAACGTCGCTGGTCGCGGGCATTCCGGCCATCGCTTCGATGTATGGGACGGCGGCGGCGGTGCTGGCGTGCGACTGGCATGACGCCGAGCGCACTGCTGCCGCGGTCGGCGCCCCATACTCCGCAGAGCCGGCGCCCATGCCGGATTCGGCGCGCTATCGGGCGCTAGTGGCTTGGGGTCTCACGGAGGGCTCGACACAGCAAACGCAGCTCGCTTTGATCTCGGGCGGCCTTTCCCGGATTGTCGCGAATGCTCACCGCGACACGGTGCGGCTCAACGCTTTTGCCGATCCGGACTGTGACGGGTGGGCGCGCTTCGGCCAAGGCGATTCGTGCGACTTCTGCCGGATGCTCATTAGTAGCGGCGAGGTTTACCGCGAAGCGACGGCGAAGTTCGCCGCGCACGACACGTGCAACTGCGTTGCTGGCCCCTCTTTCGCTGAGGCGTCCCAGGTGGGCGATTACGTGAGATCAAAGCGCCGGCTCGCCGACTCGACGCGCCGCGCCAACAATCGCCGCGCGCGCGAGTGGATCGCGGCGAACACATAGAACTCGCCCTCACATATGAGGGCTGGCGCTGACAGCGGGCGCTCAACCGCTGGAGCAGGTCCTGACGAGGAGATACGGATGTCGGAACAACCCACCGCCGCGACCGCGGAGGCCACCGCCGCGACGAGCGCCGAAACGGAGTCGGAGGTCAGTACGCCCGACGCCGCACAGGACGCCGGGAAGACCTTCACGCAAGCGGACGTCGACCGGATCGTCAAAGAGCGCGCGGACCGGCTGTATCGGCAGCGCGTCGGCGACGTCGATGTCGCCGATCTGAAGTCGAAGGCGTCGAAATACGACGAGGCGCAGGAGGCCGCGAAGACGGCCGAGCAGCGCGCCGCCGATCAGGCACAGCGCGCCGTCGATGACGCACGGAAGGCCGCGGAGCGCGCAGATCGCGCCGAGCTCGGCGTGGAGCATGGCATCGGGAAGGACCACTTGGACCTGCTCGGCGGAGGCTCCCGCGAGGACATGGCCGCGCGTGCGGAGCGACTTGCGCCGCTGCTCGCGGCACAGCGCGAGACCGAGCAACTGCGGGCCGAGGTCGCAGCCCTCCGCGAGGGCAAGCAGCCTCCCGCATCAGCTCGCCCGGTCGCAACCCTCCATCCCGGCGCTTCGCCGGTACAGATCGAGACGAGCGACGACTCATATCCCGCGCACTGGATCCCCCAGCGCGCGTAATCCCCTCCGGCTCACCGGCCGGGGCGACAAGACAAGGAGGCCCCCGTGGCCAACGAGTGCATCCCGCTATATCGGCCGGGAGCAGACATCACCGCTGTGGCTGGCGGGGCGATCACCGGCAAGACCTTCGTGAAGGTCTCGGCCGGGCTGAACCCTGGCAACGCCGTCACCGGAACCAGCTCCACGCTGGTCACCGTCGTCACCAACACGGCCGCCGGTAAGGCGTTCGGCGTGGCGACCTATGACGCCGCGTCCGGCGCCCGACTGCCGATCATCTGCGGCCCGGGTCAAGTCGTGCCTGTCACTTCGGGGGCGGCCGTCGCGGCCGGCGCCGAGGTGGAGTCCGACGCGAGTGGTCGCGCGATCACCCTGGCGGCCGGCAAGCCGTTGGGCATGGCCCTGTCCGCTTCGACCGGAGCAGGCCAGGACCTGTTCGTCCGGCTCTACTGAGAAAGGGGAACTGAGACATGCCAATGAACCAGCCCTCCTACCCGCTCGCTCCCCCGAGTGTGTCCGGGTCCAATGTCACCGTCTCGATGATGTTGCAGCAGCCGACCCGGATCTCCCGCTACCTGGCGGACATCCAGCTGCGCAACTTCATCTCGCCGCTGCTCTTCGCGAACCCGGCCGGGGTCACGGGGGGCGCGGTTCTCTATGACCAGCTCACCCTGAACGACCTGTTCACCACGCGCGACGTGCAGACGGTCGAGCCGGGCGGCGAGTTCCCCATCGTCACGTCCGAGTCGTCGACTCCGCTCACGGCGGCCGTCGAGAAGGACGGTGGCAAGTTCTTTGTCACCGACGAGGCTCGCGACCGCAATGACGGCGGGGTGATCCAGCGTGAGGGCCGGAAGGTCA